CATCCAACACAAAAACCAGTTGCATTATCACAAAAAGCAATTTTAAATAATTCTAAAGAAGATGATATAGTCTTTGATTCATTTTTAGGATCAGGAAGCACATTAATGGCTTGTGAAAAAACTAATAGAAAATGTTATGGTATAGAATTAGATCCTAAATATTGTGATGTAATAGTTAAAAGGTGGGAACAATTTACAGGTAAAAAGGCAGAGTTAGAAAATGGACAAAATTAAGACAGATACATCAAAAGCAGTAGGCAGACCAAAAATAACTATTGATTTAGAAATATTAAAAAATTTAGCATCTATTGGGTGTCCAACTTATGAAATAGCAAGTGTTATGGGTTTATCTGCTAGAACATTAAAAAGAAATTATGCCGAAATTATTGAACAATACAGGGAACGAGGCAAAGCAAGTTTAAGAAAAAAAATGTGGGATAAAGCCGTTAAAAAAGACAATACCAATATGCAAATTTGGTTATCTAAAAATTATCTAGGAATGAAAGACCGAAGTCAAACCGAGTCTATTGTTGAGCCATTACCTCTAATCATTGAGGCAGATGTAAAAGATGGCTAAAAAAAATCTAGTAGGCATAAGCAATTTCACAAAGCAAACCAAACGTAAAAGACCACAACAACACTCAAAGTCTTACAACAAACGAGTACCTAATCGTTCTAAATACAAAGGACAGGGAAAGTGAAAATATTTATCATTAGTCTAATATTGATTAATGGTAAATTACTAAAGCTAGAGATATACGAAGATTGTGCTATTTGGTGGGACAAAAACGTAATCACTCACGAAAGAAAATTTACATTTAAAAAAGAAAATCATTACTATCACACATACAAAGGCACAAAAGTTTTTGGCTATCATTGTCGAGAATATAATTCAAAAATAGATTAGTTTCTGATATAAGCATTTTTATTATGGCTAAGTATCAAGGAAGAACAGTACCACTTAACAAACCTATGCGAGGAGATGTTAAGAAATTTAAGGTATATGTGAAGAATAGACGAACTGGCAAAGTTCAAAAGGTTAACTTTGGTGCGAAAGGAATGTCTATTAAAAAGAATATTCCAGCACGTCAAAGATCGTTTATGGCAAGATTTAGACCAATACTTGCTAAAGTAAAAGGTCAAAAGAGTTTAAGTCCAGCATATTGGGCAATTAAGAGTTGGAGAAAAGGTTTTAAAGTTTAAATGAGGTTATATGAAATTATCGGAGAATACATCAATAGGTTTAGAACTCAAAAGTTTAATATCAATCGTAGGTGCTGTAGCGATTGCTGTATGGGCTTATTTTGGCATTATTGAAAGACTTAATAAGTTAGAAACCGCAGATCAATTACAACAAAAAGATTTACTAGAAGCATCAGCACAAAAGCCAATAGATCAAGAACAATTTATGTTGCTTGAATGGACAGCAAAGCAAATAGAAAAACATCAGCAACAATTAGATCAAAACGTACATACAGGAGTTATGATTGAAACAATGGAAAAAGAAATTGAGAAACTTAAAAGAGACGTAGAGAAATTAAAAGATGGACAAAGAGATATTAAATTTAGTAACGGAAACGGGCATTAATGCTGGTACTTTCCAAGAGTATGATTACACTTGCGAAGATGCAGAATGTGAATGGAAACAAGTAACAGAATACTGGAGAAAGTAATGGACTTAATTAGCTTGTTATTTTTAATAGTATTTTTATTTTGGTATTGGATATGGCAACAAGAGAAAAAGTAAATAAACAAAAAGTTTTAGATTATATGCAAGAGAAAATGGAGTCTGAAAAGAAGATGAAGTTTTTTCAAATGCTTAGAAAAGAAGTTGAAATAGGTGCTAATGGAACGCAAAAGTATGTTATAAAGCACGGAAAAAATAAAGGTAAAATAGTATGATGGGTGCAAGTTTTGTAATAGCATTATGTTTATTTATTAACGGAGAATTAGTCGAACACAGAATACAAGACTCATTATCTAATTGTTTAAAACATAAACGAGAAGCTGAACGACATTTAGCAAACGATAACAAACAACTAATGTGCGGAGAAGTAGAAGCTGAGATAGTTAAAAATGCTGACGGCACATTAGCAATAGGAAATATTATTAACAAGTAATGGAACATCAACCAAGTCCAATCGAATGGTAACAACTATGGAGTATCTTTATTATGAGAATACCGATCAGGATAGTACGGAGACTTCGTTGGCTTGGCTTCACACTTGCACTAATTAGTGTATTCCTTTTAACTACATTTAAGATTAATTATATTCAAGCAACAGGTTGGGGCTTATCAGCTTTATCTTGTAGTATATGGGTCGTAGATTCTTACAGGTCTAAACACAAACCTCGTATGTGTATGGAGATAATGTATCTTATTTGCGGAATATGGGGTATAATTAACTGGCTATGAAATTTTTATTAGTTATACAAATTTGCTCATCAATCTTACAACAATGTACTGAACCGATACAAATGAACACTTATAACTCCCATTATGATTGTGCAACTGCTGGATTTTTAAAAGGCATAACTGTCATAAGAGAATTAGGTGTAGAATATTCTAATGAAAATAAAATGGTAATGAACTTTAGCTGTCAGGAACTCACATCTTCATAATGTATTGTCTAGTAATTTGGAACGAAAAAGAACAAAGATGGCACTTCTACACAAACGAAGTATGGGCTACTAGAAAAGAGGGAGAAGAATATGCTAAAAGAAATAAGTTCAAGAAATCAGTAAAATGGAAAGTTCTTTGGTACGATAAAAAATATCGAATATATGAAAATAAAACTAACCAAACCTCAGTATCAAGTTAGTTCGTGCAATAAAAGATTTAGAGTTCTAATATCAGGTCGAAGATTTGGTAAAACATATCTAACAATAACTGAGATGATGAAATACGCATCTCAACCTAATCAAGTCATTTGGTACGTTGCACCAACATTTAAAATGGCAAAAGAAATCTGTTGGTCTAAGCTAAAAGAAATGCTTAATCAATTTAATTGGATAGAAGATATAAACGAGACAACTCTTACAATACGAATAAGAAAAACAAATAGCATTATCTCATTAAAAGGTGCTGAGAACTATGACTCATTACGAGGTAGTGGATTAAACTTTTTAATAATGGACGAGTTTGCAGATATAGATAAACGAACTTGGTTCGAAGTATTACGAGCATCTGTTGCTGACACTCAGGGAGATGTTTTAATGTGTGGAACTCCAAAAGGTTATGGAAACTGGAGTTATGAAATGTATCTTAAAGGAAAGCAAGATAAGGAATGGGCAAGTTTCCAATACACTACTATTCAAGGCGGTATGGTATCAGCAGAAGAAATAGAACAAGCTAAACAAGACATAGATATTAGAACATTTAGACAAGAGTTTGAGGGTACGTTTGAAAATTATGCTGGTGCTGTTTATTATAACTTCCACCCAGTAGATTCTGTTGTAGATCGTAAGTTAGATTGGACAAAACCATTACACATAGGAATAGACTTTAACGTAGACCCAATGTCAGCTTGTGTAGCACAAATGGAAAATGACAAACTTTATTTTGTAGATGAGATAGTTATTTATGGTTCTAACACAGATGAATTAGTGCAAGAAATACAAGATAGATATGGAACTAAAATACAAATCATTTGCTATCCTGACCCAGCTTCTAGACAACGTAAAACTTCTGCTGGTGGACGAACTGATTTAAGCATATTACAAAATGCTGGTTTTAATGTTAAAGTTAAACATAAACACCCAGCGATTAGAGATAGGGTCAATGCAGTTAATTCAAGATTAAAAGATTCAAATGGAACAAGACATATTTTTATTAGCAAATCTTGTAAAATATTGATAAAAGGTTTACAAAGACAAATTTATAAGGAAAATACAAATATTCCTGATAAAGAGGACGGCTTCGATCATATGAATGATGCCTTAGGTTATTTGGTTGATTACATAAAACCATTAACTGTAAAAGCACCTGATACGAATCCGCAAAGATGGTCAGTTAAAGAGAAAACAAATTATGGCATACACACGAAACCAAATCTTAGATACTCATAAAGATTACAACGAGTCTATTGCTAATTGGGAGTTCTACATCAGAAGTTATAATGGTGGTTACGATTACACAGTAGGTCAATACTTAAACAGATACAATTTAGAATTAGATAACGAATATCATCAAAGACTTTACAACACACCTTGCGACAACCATTGTCGAAACATCATACAAATTTATTCATCATTTTTATTTAGAGTAAAACCAACAAGACAGTTTGGAGAACTAGAGGGAGAACCTACTTTAGAAAACTTTTTAAGAGATGCTGACTTAGATGGAAACAATTTTAATACAGTAATTAAACAAGCACAAAACTATGCTTCTATTTATGGACACGTTTTATTAATGTTAGACAAACCGCCAGTTCAAACTAGAACTAGAGCAGATGAATTAAGCCAAGACATAAGACCCTATGTATCTATCGTAACACCTGAGAACGTATTTGATTGGAACTACACAAGATTATTAAATGGAAAATACGAACTTGATTATCTTAAAATTAGAGAAGAAGTTGATAAAGAGGGTGGTTCGTATTTTAGAATATGGACTCCTGAAAAAATCGACACAGTATATATCGAGAAGCACGGAGATAACCCTCGTGTGATAGATACTGCCACTAATCAGATTGGCAAAATACCAGCAGTTATTTTATACAATTCCAAATCGCACAAGAGAGGAATTGGTCAATCTGACTTATCAGACATAGCAAACTTACAAAAATCTATTTACAATGATTACTCAGAAATTGAACAATTAGTTAGATTAACAAACCACCCATCATTAGTTAAAACTCCAAGTGTAAATGCTTCTGCTGGTGCTGGTGCTATTATTGAAATGCCTGAGGAGTTAGAGCCAAACTTAAAACCATACTTATTACAACCATCAGGTCAAAACTTAGAGTCTATTATGAATACAATTAGAACTAAGGTAGAAGCGATTAATAGAATTGCACATACAGACGCAGTAAGAACTACTAAAGCACAAGTCTCATCAGGAATAGCATTACAAACTGAATTTGAATTATTAAATGCTAGACTATCTGAGAAAGCTGACAACATAGAAATAGCAGAAGAACAATTATTTAGATTATATGCTCAATATCAAAACACAGTATTTGATGGAGAGATTAATTACCCTGATTCATTTAACATTAGAGATTATGCTTCTGATTTAACTTTCTACCAAATGGCAAAAGCTATGAACATTGAATCAGCTACTTTCAATAAAGAAGTTGATAAAGAAATTGCAAAAGCAGTAGTAGATGATAACGATACATTAAATCAAATCATAGATGAGATTAACACAAAACCTGAGGTCGGTTCATTTACGCAAGATGAAGTTGAACAGGCAGAAGAAGTAGTTGAAGCAGAAGTAATTTAATGAATGTCAGATGTAATTCAAAAAACTGCAAAGTATCGTATCAAGCAAATAGAACTTGCCGAAGCTAAATATTACAAATCTCTCATAACAGTATTAGACAGAATAGAAACACAAGTTACAGCACTTGCTAGTAGAGACTTACCTATTCAAGATGGAAAGTTAATTGAACTACAATCTGCTATCGCAATTAGACCCAAAATAAAACAAATTTTAGACACAGAATATTTACCCTTAGCAGATCAAATCGTAAGAGATGGTTTTAACGAACAAGCTAAAAGAATTGAAAAAGCATTTAAAAGAATAGGTAATATTCCAGTAGAATTTCAAGAACTTACTAAAGGCGATTTACAATTAATACAGAATCTAAAGCAACAATGGTTTACTCAGTTTAAAGATGTATCAAATACATTTACAAGAAGATTATCAGAAAAGGTTTATCAAAATACGTTAGTTGGAAATGACTTTACCCAATTAGAAAAAGAACTAAGACAAACAATCAATGGAATCTATGCTAGTTCTAATGACCCTGAAATACAAAGATTAGTTAATTACGTTAAGGCAAACGAAGCATCTCAAAGTGCTACTGTCATAGCTAAGGTAGATAAAGCTGTGCAAACATTACAGACTAAATTTGCTAGAGATCGTGCTGGAGAGAATATGAAACGATATGCTGGTCAAATACTTAACGATTCTCTTAGAGATTTTGATGCTACCCTTAACTTCAATAAAGCTAATGATGCTGGGCTTACTTACCTTAAATACTATGGAGACGTAATACCCACAACACGAGACTTTTGCAGAAATGTTATTAATGGTGTATATAATAAACGTGAAAATGGACTTTTTACGATTGATGAAGTCAGAGAACTATGGGCAAACAATAATTGGACAGGCAAAAAAGCTGGAGACCCTTTGATTGTTAGAGGTGGTTATAACTGTCGTCATCAATGGAGTTACGTCAATCCTGATTGGTATGACGATAACGGAGAACTAATAATATAAACATAAAAGGAGTAATACAATGTCCGAAGAACAAAAAACACAAGCACAAGAAACACAAGCACCTGAAACTTCAAATCAAGAAGTTAAACAGGAAGAAAAAACTTTTACCCAAGAGCAACTTAATAATATTATTGAGTCTCGTATTATGGCTGAAAGAAGAAAATACGAAAAGAAAATACAAGAAGAAGAAAATCAAAAATCAGAACTTTTAAAACAAAAGCAATTAGAAGAAGCTAAGTCTAAGCAAGAACTTGAAAAGATTATGCAACAAAGAATTGCTGAAAAAGAAACTGAATTAAATAAATACAAAGCAGAAATTAAAAAGGAAAGAGTTGATAAATCTATATTAACTGTTGCTTCAAGTTATAAAGCAATCTCTCCTGATCAAGTCGTAGCTTTACTAAAATCAGAAGTACAATTATCTGATGATGGTAGAACTGAGGTGCTTGATAATAATGGTAATGTAAGATATAATTCAAAAGGACAACCTTTATCAATCGAGGAGAGAGTTAAAGAGTTTTTAGATAGTAACCCACATTTCCGTCAAGGGTCTTTGTCAGGTTCAGGAAGCCTGAGTGCTATCGGTGGTAATAGCCAAAAACCAGTATCAATAGGCGACTTGGATTTAAACAATCCAGCAGATAGAAAAATTTATGCAGAATTGCGTAAAGCTAAAGCTGGTTTTAGATTGAATCCTAAATTAACAATTAACAATTAACAAATAGGAAAATACAATGGCAAACGAAACAACAAGTTCAACATTGTCGGAACTATATACAGAGATTATTCAAGAAGCGATTTTTACGTTTCAAGAAACTTCTGTAATGAGACCGCTTGTTACAACTTACAACATAAACGGACAAGGTAAGCAAATAGCTGTACCTATTTATCCAGTAGTTAGTGCATCAGGAGTTAATGAAGCAACTGACTTATCAAACACAGCAGTTAACCCAACTGAAAGCACAATTACTGCATCAGAAGTTGGTGTTATGACAACTCTTACTGACTTAGGTAGAGATTCAGCATCTAGAGATGTTGCATCTGACATAGGTAAAGTATTCGGTGAAGCATTAGCTAAAAAAGTTGATTCTGATCTAGTTGCGTTATTCGCATCTTTTGCATCAGGCAATGATTTAGGTGCGGCTGGAACTGAACTTACTGCTGATCTGTTATTAAAAGCAGAAGCTACATTAAGAGCATTGAATGTACCAAGACCATACTATGGTGTGTTCAATCCAAAAGCTATGTTCAACTTGAAAAAGACTTTAACAAATGCTGGTTACTCAACAGGTGCTAATGCTCTAGGAATGAAAGGCGATGAAATTCTTAGAACTGGTTACTGTGGAACTGTATTTGGTATCGACTTATTCGAGAACGCAAATATATCTGTAGACCAATATGATGATTCTGTTGGTGGTGTATTCCACCCAGCATCTTTAGGTTTAGCTATGAAAGCTGATCTAAAATTAGAAACTCAAAGAGATGCTTCTCTAAGAGCAACTGAGATCGTTGGAACTATGATTTACGGATCAGGTGTAGTTAAAGATGACTACGGCTGTCAAGTAACAGTAGATTCAGCACTATAATTTTAGTAATGTATCTGAGGTGGGTGGGAGACTGCCCACCTCTAAAATAAAAGGAGAAACAAAATGTTCGATAATTGGTTTAAAAGTTTAGATGATTTACACAGTTATAAATACTGGAAAAAAGAAGTTATTAAATTTAATAAAAAAGTAATGCAGTTTTGGAAAGACGCATTTGACGATTTAACTAATAACAAAAAAGATAAAGATGAGTAATTTTACTGGAACAGATGTAATCGTAGCAAATGATGTAACAAGCTATCAACCTGATGCGTTTGGTTTTGGTATTGCGTCAGGAGATTCACAAACAACATTCTTTCTTGCTCAGACTACAAATGATATTTTAAGAGATTTAAGAATAAGATGGTGGCAGACTTATAAAACAAATGTCTATACTGACATCACAGTTTTAAACACAGTAGAATTAGACGCAACAAAAGTAAATTTAGATCAGTTTAAACGTGCTGGTGTTTATTTATTCTTAGGAAGATTTTTACTTCCAGCTTTAGCAAAGTTCAGACCCGAAACTGAAAAAGATAGATTCGAAAGAATGGCAGAATACTATATGTCTCAATACAATGTTGAGTTTCAAAAGATATTAGAAGATGGTGTTGAGTACGATAGTTCAGGAGATGGCACAATCACTACTGCTGAAAGAGAAAACTTACACGGATATAACAGACTTCAAAGATAATGGCTGTTAAATTTGACATTAAGATTAATGCACAACAAATACAAACTAGACTTAAAAGACTAGAGAGGCAATTTTCTAGTTCAATAGACAAAGGAATATTACAAGCTGGTTTTCAATTATTAGCTATCATAAGAGAAAAGACTCAAAAAGGAATAGATATAAATTCAAATCCTTTTGCACCATATTCACAAGGATATTTAAAACAATTACAAAGAGAGGGAAAACCAACAAGAGTAGATTTATTTAATACTGGTCGAATGATGGGTGCTTTGATTCCTAGTGGAAGAACTATTAAAAAAACAGGAAAACATAAAATTAGTGTTGGATTTAGTAACGCAGAAATGAGAAAAAGAGCATTATTTAATCAAGTATTAAATGAACCAACTCGTAAATTTTTTGGCTTTAATAAACGTACAGAAAACATTATACAGAATTCATTTAACAGATTTATGAAAAAAGAATTTAACAGAATGAAGATATGAGCATAAGAGAAAACATAGCATCAAATTTATTAACGACTATATCTGCAATATCTAGTCCAGCAATTAAGAAAGCTACTAGACAACCTTTTATTATTGATGAATTATCTGAGCAACAATTTCCAGCAGTAATAGTTCAAACATCAGAAGAAATTAGACAAGACTCAGAATTAGGTAGTGGTGCAAGAACAAGACACGGAACTATAGACTTTTTAATCTTAGGTTTTGTTAAAGGTGCTGAGTCTAATATAGATACAGCAAGAAATGCTTTAATCACGGCTATTGAAACTGCCGTAGAAACAGATATTACTAGAAATGGTAATGCGTTAGATACAATGGTTATCTCTTGTGAAACTGATGAGGGTAGTTTGTTTCCTGTTGGTGGTATCAGAATGACTATTAGATGTATGTACGAATATCAATCAGGAACACCATAAGGAGATAAACAATGAGCAAACACTTAGATAAAATAGAAAAGAAAATAGAACAAATTGAAAAACACCACGACAAAGCATCTATGCTATGTGAAGAAATTAAAGACTTAATAGCAGAATTACAAGAAAACCAATTAGATGACGAACCTGAAAATTACGAGGATTTAGAGGACGAAGATTTAGATGAAGAATTTGATGACGAAGATGAAGTCATTGATGACGAAGAATAAATCTGTTATAAACCATAATGGCTAAAGATATTAAGTTATACAAAGACGGATATGAAGTTTTAATTAACGAAAATAATCTTGCTCACTATTTAAAACTTGGATATAAGCAAGAAATCCAAGAGAACAAAATAGAAACAAACGAAGAAACAAATATAGAAAATAAGGAGAACAAATATGGCAACTCATCACGGAAAAGAGGGAGTCGTAAAAACTGGGGCTAATATAACTGGAGAAGTTACTTCATTTACATTAGAAACATCAGCAGACGTTGTAGAAGATACAGCTTTAAGCGATTCAGCAAAAACATTTTTAGCTGGAAGAACATCATTTAGTGGCACAATCGAGTGTAACTTTGATGAAACTGATACTTCACAAGAAGAATGTACTGTTGGTTCTAGTTTAACTTTTACACTTCTACCTGAGGGTAATGCTAGTGGAGATGCTTCGTATTCAGGAACAGGAATTGTTACTGGTATGAGTATTTCTAATCCACTTGATGGAGTAATTACAAGATCAATTACTTTTCAAGGAACTGGTGCATTAACTGTAGGAACTATATAATAGTTATATATGTCAATTATTGATAGAGCCAAATCTCATTTTGAGGGTTTAGGTATTCAATCCATTGAAGTACCTGAATGGAAAGATGATGAGGGCAAACCTACTGTCATTTACTGGAATCCAATTACACTTTCAGAAAAAAATAAGTTATTAAAAAAAAGTGATACATTAAATGACGTTAGTTTATTAGCTGACGTTTTAATAATGAAAGCACTTGATAAAGATGGAAATAAAGTTTTTACATTAGAAGATAAATTAGTTTTAATGCACAAAACTGACCCTGACGTTCTTACAAAGATCGCAACCCTTATGGTACAAGCTCCCACACCAGAGGAGTTAAAAAAAAAGTAAATACTGACATTGATGTCAAAAATATGCTAATAGTAGCAGATAGACTAAAAATAAGTTTATCTGATGTTCTCAATATGGAACTTTGGGAATATAACCATTGGATAGCTTATTTATTAATTGAACAAGACGAACATAAAGAAGCTATTAGAAAAGCGAAGCATAGGTAGATGGCACAAGATTTAAAAATAAATATACTCGCACAAGATAAAACAAGACAAGCATTTACTGGTATTCAAGGTAAGTTAGCTAGTTTAAAAAATGCTGTCTTTTCAGTTAAAGGTGCATTAGCTGGTATTGGTGCTGGTTTCGTAATTAAATCATTTGTAGATACTGGAAGAAGTGTTGAAGATTTACAAGTTAGATTAAAACAATTATTTGGTTCTACAAGAGAGGGTGCAAAAGCATTTGATGTAATGTCAAACTTTGCGGCTAAAGTACCATTTTCATTAGAGCAGATTCAAGCGGCATCAGGTAACTTAGCAGTAGTAGCTGGAGATGCAGATAGACTTTCAAAAATATTAGAAATAACTGGTAATGTTGCGGCAGTAACAGGATTAGATTTTACAACAACTGCTGAACAAATACAAAGATCATTTGCTGGTGGTATCGCTAGTGCTGATATTTTTAGAGAACGAGGTGTTAGAGACTTATTAGGTTTTAGTGCTGGTGCGACAGTTTCAGCAGAAGAAACAATCGAAGCATTTGAGAGAGTATTTGGAAAGCAAGGTAGATTTGGAAAAGCAACAGATGAATTAGCGAATACCTTTACTGGTACGTTATCAATGTTGGGAGATAAATTATTTAACTTTAAAAGAACTGTTGCTGGAGAGGGATTTTTTGATGAACTTAAAAAAGAATTTTCTAGTCTTAATATGTTCATTGAACAAAACTCAGAACAATTTGAAACGATTGGTAGAGCAATAAGTTCAGTATTAACTATTGCAGTAAAAGGTTTTGCTATGGCTATAAGAGGAGTAGCTAAAGCTGTTGGAGTATTAAAAGATGCTTATGTAGGTTTCATTAATATCTTAAACAAGATTCCATTCGTTAATATTGAAATTGAAAAAACACAACAAGCAGTTAATGATTCTTTAGAAGATTATGAAGATCAAGCAGTTAGAAATTACAGATTAAATCAAAAAACAAATAATTCATTAATTAAACAAAAAGATACTTTGCAAGAAATAGTAAAACTCTTGGACAAAGATATGAAGAAGATTACTGATGTTGCTTCAAATGTTTCAAGAGTATTGCAAATGGGTATAGATGGATTTTCTAAAGGTATAGCAGAATCAATTATATTAGGAAAAGAATTAAATGTTACTATGAAAGATTTAGCAAGAACATTAGCAGTAGAAGTATTATCAACTCTAATTAAAATAGTAGCACAAAAAGCTGTAATGTATTCAATAGATAAAGCAAGTGCTATGATACAATCAAAAACTGGTAGTGCTGGTGGTACAGGATTGTCAGGTATATTCAAAAGTGTTTTAGGAGTATTTGGTAGAGCATCAGGCGGAACAGTATCAAAAGACAAACCTTACATAGTAGGAGAAAAAGGTGCAGAATTATTTATACCAAACAGCACAGGACAAATTGCTCAATCTGCTAGAGGTATGGGTAGCGGACAAACAACAGTTAATTTTAATATCAATACTTTAGATGCTAGAGGATTTGATGAGTTGTTAGTTAGAAATAGAGGAACTATAACTCAGATAATAAACTCAGCAGTAAATGAAAGAGGGGCTAAAAGTTTAATTTAATATGTCAGGTTCATTTCCAATATCATCTGCACAATTTGAAACATTAGGAATCAAATCTATTCAAGACACAATTTTGTCAAAATCTGTTAGTGGTAAAAAACTATCAAGACAAATAGATGGTCAAAGATGGGCTTTTACTGCTAGAATAATTACAGCTAAACGATCTGATGTATATGGCGATCTTATGGCATTTATCGTTAAACAAAGATCAGGAAAAGAAAATTTTACAATCATTCCGCCTGAGATAGAAGATGCTAGAGGAACAGCATCAGGAGTACCACACGGAACAGCTAGTGCTGGTGCTACATCAATAACATTAGGTGGCACAGGAACAGGAACATTAAAAGCTGGAGATTTTATTAAATTTGCAAATCACGATAAAGTTTATATGGTCGTTGCAGATCAAGCAGATATTTCTACTGGAACTTTAACGATTGAACCACCATTAACAACAGCAGTTTCTTCATCTACAATAGTTTATGATAATGTTCCTTTTACAGTTTATCTAACAAATGATATACAAGAGTTTGGAGTAGTTGGTAATGACAAAGATGGTAATTTGTTATATCAGTTTGAGATTGATTTAGAAGAAGCATTATAGAATGAAATATCTTGTAAAACATTGGGTCTCAGTTGATATTCTTGCAGAAGAATTAGTTGATGAAAAAGAAATAGACATCAAAACTAATCGTTTAGGCAAATACGAAGAACCTACTGAAAATGCAACTATCAAAGTTTTAAATTATAAAGTAATTAGGAGAACTTACGAAGATGAGCCGAAGTCTAACGACAGCAGTAAAGAACGAATTAGCAACAAATGATATTAGACCAATACACCTTATTACTATCGGTTTTGATACTCCTGTTAATCTTACGGATTGCTCATTTTCATTAACAAGTTCAGTATCAGGTTCATCAGTAACTTACACAGCATCAGATTTCATATTAGGAGTTTCTAACTTTACAGAAGAAGTTGATATTACAAAATCATCATTAGTTTTAACTTTGTCAGGTGCAGATCAAACTTTTATATCTACAATTTTAAATGAACCAGTAATAAATGACGAAGTAACTATTTATCGTGGTTTCTTAACTAGCGGAAACATTTTAACAGCAGACCCATTCTTACTTTATAAAGGTAACATTGAAACTTTTACAATTAATGAATCAGCTAAAGAAAGTTCAGTTAATTTAACTATAGTTTCTCATTGGGCAGACTTTGACAAAAAGAATGGCAGAAAAACAAACAATACATCACAACAAAGATTCTTTAGTACAGATGTTGGTATGGATTTTGCATCTCAAACTGTATTAGATATTAAATGGGGTAGATCATAATGGGATTTGGTAGTATTGTAAAAGCAGTAACTAAAATAGCTGGTTTTTTTCAAAATCCTATTGTTTCATTAGTTACAACATTAGCAGTAGCTTGGATATTTAGACCAAAAACACCTGAGATACCTGACTTTGGAGATAGTTACCAAGATAATTTTGAAAAAGGAATATTATTAAACAAACAATCAAATGACGCATCAATTCCTGTTGTATATGGAGAAAGATTAGTAGGTGGAACTAGAGTCTTTGTAGAAACCTCAGGAAGCGATAACACCTATCTATATGTTGCTTTAATATTATCTGAGGGAGAAATATCTGACATAACTGAAATATTAATTGATGATAAACCAGTTACTTGGTCAGCAGACTTAGCCGACAATACACAAGTTACAGTTAATAGTTCAGATACAAACTTTTATAAAGATTCAGAAAGTTTAATTACAGTAGAACCTCATTTTGGAACTGATGGTCAATCAGCATCAAGTTTATTATCTACATTAGATAACTGGGGTTCAGATCATAAATTATCAGGTTTAGCTTATCTTGCTATTCGTTTTAAATGGAATCAAGATGTATTTAGTGGAATTCCTAAAATACAAGCAAAAGTTCAAGGTAGAAAAGTTGTAACTTATGATGCTAGTTTAGTTGCACAAACAGCATCTTACTCAACTAATCCAGCTTGGTGTTTATTAGATTACTTAACTAACGCAAGATATGGAAAAGGATTATCAGTTAATCAAATGGATTTACAAACATTCTATGACGCATCTTTAGTTTGCGAAACACAAGTAACTCCTTATTCAGGCGGTTCAGACATAAACATATTTGATTGCAATACAGCATTAGATACTTCATTAAGTATTATTGATAACGTAAGACAATTATTAAAAGGTTGTCGAGGTTATCTTCCTTATACTGGTGGCAAATACCAACTTATCATTGAGACAACTGGTACAGCTTCAATTACATTAACAGAAGATGATATTATAAATGGATATAGTTTAGCTTCTCCTGATAAAAATAATAAATTTAATAGAGTTATTGTATCTTATGTTAATCCTGATCGTAATTATCAAGTAGATGAAGTTCAGTTTCCACCAATAGATGATTCAGGATTACCAAGTGCAGATCAACACGCAACAATG